ACCGCGGAGGGGGAGTGCCACCTGTTGCGGTTTCAGGGCAGCGACAGCGTTAAGGTCACTGGCTGAGTAGGCGACGCGGTTCGGGTCGCCCCAGCCACCTGAGAGCCACGCCATGACCGGGAGGCCGTCACCGGCCGGAGGGTGTGGTGCGGGCGGTGCGGCTGGGGATGCTGGGATGACCGGGCCTTGGGCTTTCACCCACGCCGCCAGAGAGGCTACTGCGTCTGTGATGTGCTTCGCGGCGGCAGTGCCGAACGCGATCGCGCCTAGCTTCGTCGGGTGGGTGTCATCCGACAGGAGTAGCCCGTCCCTGGTGCCGTCGCCCTTAAGGTTGCCTGAGTTGCCGGTGCCAGACAGGGCGTCAGACACCTGCACCGTCGGGGCTCCCGCAGCCGCCGGAGTAACCCCTGCGGCGGGGACCCACGGCTGCGTCACACGGTAGGCGACGCCGTTGTACACGACCACGTCCCCAGTGGCGCACACCCGCTCGTCTCGCCACGGCACAGCCTGCCTGTCGGCAACGCCAAGCCAGTCAACGAATGCGATACCGTTCGCCAGGCCTCCGGCGGCCTCCGCGCCGGCCTTCTGGGCGGCCACGTTCACGTGGGCGGCCTGGGACTGGAGCCTGGTCACCGAGGACGGCTCAGGGCCGACCATGACGATCGGCACCTGAGGGAGCTTCGCCCTCACCTTCGTGACGAACTCCTGGACAGCGGCCTTGATCTTCGCCCCCTCGGTGTCCCCGTTGTCGAACAGCTTGTCACTGTTCAGGGACCCGATGGTGACGATAAGGTTCGGGGCGGCGGCGCACACGGCGTTCACCCGGGAGTCGACCTCGAACCCGTCCTTCCCGCTGGCCGAGTACGCGAAGCCGCTGCCGTCGACAGCGGAAGCGGCCGGCACGCACCCCAAGGCGCGAGACACCGTTGAGGGAAGATTGAAGCCCTGCCCCATAGTGGCCTCTGTCGACCAAGAGTCGCCGAAGAATCCGACCGTGGGGATCGACTGGCCGGGCCGGAGAGGAAGCGGCGCTAGAGGAGCCCCAGCGGCACCAGGCTGCACGCCAGCGAGCTCGCCCTTCGTCGCATAGGCGGAGGCCGCGTCCGCCTTCGATAGGTAGGTGGCGGAGGCGTCCGCCTTCGATAGGTAGGAGGACAGGTCAGGGGCCTGGCCGCCCAGCTGGGCCTGTGCCAGCGCCTCCTTCGTCGCATACGTGCCAGCAACGTCGCTGGCCTTCGCATAGGCGGCGAGCTCCGCCTTCGTGGCCGCCGCATCCACGCGGGCACTGAGCGCATTATCGGCGGACACAACATCCGCCTTCGTCGCATAGAGCGACAAGTCAGGAGAGGGGAGCGCCCTCACCTCCTCCTTCGTTGCGAAGACCTCATCCGCCTTCGACTTGCTGTACCAGGTGCGATCACCCATCGATGCCTTCCTTCCAGGCGAGGAGCCCGTTGCCGACCTCGACAACGTCGTTAGGGTTGATGGCCTCCAGGAGGCCCTGTCCAGCTGGGCGCACCCGGGCTGAGGAAGCGTCCTCCACCACGCGCCCCGCGATAATGTCCGTCAGGTCGACGGTCGTGTTGGCGATGATGGCCGTGAGGTACTCTCGTCTCCCGCCGGGGGCTCCGGGCACGTCAATCGTCACCCGGTAGTTGCGCTCATCCTCAGGGAGGGACTCGGGGGCGACCAGGCGGAAGGCCCGCTCCTCGCTGGAGTCGACGAGGTATCCGTTCGCGGTGAGCCTGGCTGCCGCATAGTGGGCGACAACAACCTGCCGTCCCTCCTCCTCGACACCCTCGTAGGGGGTGAGGGGGGTGAACTCGACGCGGCCCTCGCGACCGAGCCCGTCAGGGCCGATGATGCGCCCCGTGATAGTGGCGTAGCCGCTCACGACGCCTCCTTGCGTAACTTGGCCTTGTTCTTCATCCTGTCGATCCGATCATGCAGGGAGTCAACCTCACTATACAGGTGGGCACGGTCGGCGCGGGCGTCGTTCCTGACGCCCTCGATCTGCCCCTCCAGGGACTGGATGCGACGCGACTGATCCTTGACGTCGTCGGAGAGGCCAACAACCACCTCAGCTAGAGAATCCATCCGGCGGGCAATGTCATCGAATCGCATGTCTAGGTCGTCTCGCAGGTTTGTCTCGTGGTTGTTGTGCACCCCCTCGGATGCGGACTCGGCAGCGGCGGCAGCGCGGACAACGTGGACGTTCATCCGTGCCAGCCGCTCATCGTTCTCCTCCTGCTGCCTCTTAATCCTATTGGCGAGACGAGCCACCAGCGCAGCCAGCAGGGCGACCGTAGCCGCAATGAGATCAGGAGATGTGAGGGCTTGCCCTATCGGCAGGACGTCACCTACTGGCTGCATGGCTCACTCAGCCCGCGTGGCGGGGCGTGTAGTCGACGGCGGCCGTAGCGATCGCCTTGTCTGCCTCCTTCGGGTCGGCAAGGGAAGTCAGGACGCTAGCCAGGACGGCGGTAGCGGCGATCCCGAGGGCGCCCTTCCAGTCAATGTTGAGGATGCCGACACCGACAGTGAACGCGGCCAGGAGAGACTGGGCGAACGTCTTGATAGCCCGATCGCAGACGCCGGACCAGAACGAGGCGCGAGCGTAAATGCTCATGCACTCACCCCTTTACATGCAGCTAGGGGGCAGGACTTCTGCCCCACCCCCTAGTCTACCGGACTATTTTCTCCGGTATCACATGAGCCTGAATGATGCTGGTCTCGACCTGTTCAGGGCCTCCTGGAGGGCCGCCCACGTGGCCTCCCCGGGCTCCCCGTCCACATAGTCTCCGAACGACCAGCCACCAGCGAACCGGTTCCACATGTCAGGGGCGACGGGGCGAACCCAACACCATGCCCAGTACTGGAAGACGCGGATGACATGCGAGTCCCAGCCCCGGTCCTCAGGGAGCCGCCCAGCCCCGATGAGCATCTGCTGCGAGTTCTCCGGCACCACGCTGTTCAGGTAGCGGCGGAGGTTCGCTACAGCGAACATCTCATTGTAGCCAGGGGCAAAGACGTCAATGAGGCGCTTCTGGGTAGCGGGCCCGTACTCCCCGTCAACGACCAGGGAGCTTGACGTTTCTACCGGAGCGGAGGAGGCCTGGCCGCTGCCGACCATGTGGTCCCATGTGGCGCGGTCACGCAGCCGGTTCAGGTCCAGGCGGCGGCTATAGCCGGGGAGAACCCCATCCTCCGTGTACTGGTGGACCAGAGGCATCCCCCAGTAGGGGACGCTCGGCACGGCGGGGTCACTGTAGGAGGTCCCATAGTCTGAGTACTGCTGGCCTCCGGCGTACCAGAGGGGGTAGGAGGGGCACACGGCGGACCAGTCATACCCGCTCAGGGCAGACCCGTCCATGTAGATGCCTGGCGTGCCCCCAGTCAGCGCCCCGACCGTGTCGAGGAACACCTTCGCCCATGCGGGGCCCTGCGCTACCGCGTCGGCCTCCCAGTCAAGCCAAAGCGTCGCCTTCCCAACATAGGGGCCGACAGCCGCCACGAAGTAGCGGGCCTGGGCCTGCGCGTCCCCGGGGCGGGCGAAGTGGTAGAAGCCAAGTCGCTTGCCCGCGTTGAGCGTGGCCTGGGCTTGCGCGTCCTTATGCGGGTTCTCATAGTCGTCGTCCTCGGTGGCTTTGACGATGACGAAGTCCGCCCACAGGGCCCCGATGTTCAGGCCGCCCTGGTGGCTTGAGATGTCGATGCCGTGGGCGTGCGCAGGCTCAGAGGAGGCGGGAGATGGAACCGCAGGGCCGGACGGCGCTGCCTTACCCTGCGCGAACTCAGGCCACTGGGAGAGGAACTTCCCCTCATCGAACCTGTGGCACGAGGTCCAGGCGCCTCGCTGCGTGTCAGGGTGCGTCGAATAGCGGACGGTGCGGGTCTCCTGGCCGGTCTGGTCCCCCAGGTAGCCGTCGATGCTCCCGTCCTCCGCGATCCACGCCTCAGACACAGGGGGGTCGTCACCGTCCTCGACGGCGATGACTACGTGGCCAACACCCCCCTCGTTTGCGGCTGACAGGATCACGTCGCCAGCCTGGAAGCCACCGTCCGGGGTAAGGTTCTCGTCCGCCCAGTGGACTTCGTTGAACCCCCGGGCCTCCAGGCCAGCCCGCATGTTGCCAGTCCAGTGGTCGTTGATCTCAGGGAGGGCCGCGTGCTCCCACGGGACACCAAAGGTCTCATGCAGCCCATAGCAGATGGCCCCACACACGAGGCTGGAGCAGTCCGCGTTCTGGGACGAGTGACAGTAGCCTGACTCATCCGCGGCGGCGTACCAAGTGCGCCTATCTGGTTGACTGTAGCCGACGTCGCACTGGTCGCAAATCTGCCTGGCGACCCTGGCCGCCACTCCTTGAACACTCACTTGTCCTCCTTCTTCTCGACTGTGGCCTGGAGCCTCTTCTCCAGGTCAATGGCTCGCTGCTCCGCGATGACTGCCCGCCGGGTCAGCGCCGCGATCTCTATCGCAAGGGCGTCAATCACCGCGAGGGCGTCAACCTGCTGCGTTTGAGGCGTCATGATTCCTTCTGAAGTTTCTCTGTCGGGGGTTCTTCGGGCGGCACGGGCGAGGGCCCATATCCGCCACGATCATCATAGGCGACGGCATCCAAGCCACCCCCGTCATCCGGGCCGGAGGCCGGGGGGAGGACCCACACGGACTCTCGGGAGCGGTCACAGAGGGTCACCGCATCAGTATCAGGGTCCCACCTGTCGATCTGCCTGGCACCCTTGACGAGGACAGACACGACCTCGCCGGGCTTGCCCTCCACCTCGACTCGCCACGGCGCAGCGTCCGACCCATACCCGGTCTTGACGAGGGTAGCCGTAGCCGCAGAGGACGTCAGGGCGACCCATGGGGCTATCGGGGAAGCGATCTTCGGCACGTAGTCCGGGAGCACCCACGTGGCGCGCCCGGCTGAGTCGAGCTCGACGTTCTCCCAGTACTCGATCCCGTCATACGGAGACTCGGTGCAGGAGTGCTGGAGCATCATGTGCCGCTTCTGCCACTCGCCGGGTACGCGCATGATAAACGTCTTGCCGCCGACGGCGCGGAAGCCGTCCTTGTCGACGATGGCCTGGTGGTTTGGGTCCCACCCGAGGACCGTGGCGTGGCCGTTGCACCAGACTGCTCTCCACGTATCGTCTACAGTCCTCAGCCGGAACTGCCCCCCCTGGATATAGAGGTGAGAGTCGTACCCTCTTACAGTGATCGAGGCGGAATAGTCGTTGACCTGGATGTTCCCTTTTCCGGCCGCTCCCGCTCCGAACCCGCTTCTACTAAGAGACATGTACCACGTCGCGGACTTTCCAGAGTACGCCTGTATTCCTGAGTTCGACAGCCGGAAGTTAGGCGATGACCCTAAAATATCGGAGGGGGCCTGGAGATAGAGAATGCCACCTCTCTCGCTGGGGTCCTCTTTGAAGGTTATCAAGGCCGGGAATCTGTATGGGGATGACGTTTTATTCATAGTCATTCCCACTCCCCAGCGATCTCCCTGCTGGCCTACATCGTTTCCGGTTGAGGTCTCAATGACGTCAATGAACTTGGCATACGACCACGTGTCCTGAATGCCGACCTCACCGAGGACTTTCACCTTACCAGTGGAGGATTCCACCTCGAATGATGTGTTATTTGCCCGACCCGTGTAGGCGCGGATTCCCGTGGAGTCGATCTTCACTCCCCGGCTCGGAGTCCGGTCCGACTGGATCGTGGCGCCGGTGATGACCTTGCCGTCGAGAGCGCCGACCTGAATATTGTCCGCAGAGACAGCGTTGGCGGAGAGCATACCCGCCTTGATCTGCTCGAACTCGCCCTGCCCGGCGGTCACGATCGCAGACCACACGTGGTGGGCGGTGGCGTTCACGAAGGACGCGTTGCCAGTGACGGTCAGCTGGTCGGTGGTAATCTCAAGGAAGCGCCCCACGTCGGAGGCGATCTTTCTGGCCGTAATCTCAGCGATGTTTGCGGAGCCTGCGGTGAGTTTACCCACGTCGAGGTTGCTGATCTGTTCGCTGGTGACCTTCATCCGCTCCCAGGAGGTGCCGTTCCACCTCCACTCCGCCACAATGTCGAGGGTCTGGGCGTCCTGCACGCGGCAGGTATCCCCGATCGCGGTCCCGTCGAATGGGGGCTGTGTGTCCTCGGTTCCGCGAATGTAGAAGACCTCCCCCATGGAGGACTTGATGCGTCGCACCACGGACTCCATGGTTGCGGACGCGAGTTTGGAGACAGTCTTGGAGTAGCCGTCTCCGGCTTCCTCCCAACGCCATCCCTTCGGGGAGTAGACGACTGTAGAGCCGGGGGCGTCTCGGGTGTACGCCGGGGAGGAGTGGCCCGGGGAGGCGAACGCTGGGACGGTGACGTACTGGCCACCCCGCGCCTGCGGGTCGGCCTCGCTTAGGTTGTGGGGCCCGGGCATGGCCTACCTCCTTCCAGGGTCACTTTGCGCGGATGATGAAATTGATTCCGTAGTAGGGGGGCATATTGTTGTGAGGCAGCCCCCTGCCCACTCTCTGGCTGGGGGAGTTATTGCCGCCGGGGTATGCGCCTGAGAGTTCCCGAAACGCGTCTCCGCCGGAACCGCGCTGAACGATGTTTCCTCCGACGCCGTGGGCGTGGGCTGGCATCTCGTCTACGGTCAGTGTGTGCGTCTCAGCGCCTCCCGTGGAGTGGAGGTTGTGGGCGTTGCTGGTCCCGAGGGGGAATCGCCCACTCAGGTCCGGAATCTTGAACGAGGAGCTGCCGGCGGCTCCGACGGAAGTGCCCAACACCTTGAACAACTCCGGGTAGGCGGCGCGACTGACCTCCTTCCCGTTACACAGCAGCCAGCCCTCCGGCGGGGTGCTGGTGGCCCACATGAGGATGGTGCCGATCGGGACAGCCTTCAGGATATCTGTTTTTAGTTCCGCCTTCGTGCCGAGGATGTATTCGTCTGTGGCCTTCGCCTTGTTCTCCGCAGAAGCCGCGCGAGCGGTTAGGGCGTTGACAGTGGTCTCAACGTTGGTGACGCCCTGCGTAGCGGCACTGATGCCATCCTCAATGTGCGTGAGGTCGGCCGCGGTGATGCGGGTCTCGTTCGCCCCGAACCCGTCGCGCCACTGTTTCGCCGCAGTGTACGGCTTCATCACTTATCTCCTTCCGCACGGAGCACGAAGATTCGCCCATCGGGCGCGACCCACATGCTGGAACCGATTTTACCTGAGTCAGGCGGGACAGGGCCAGAATCAACAAGGTTTGTGGCGACCTGGGTCATCGCCTCCGTGAGATGCTTCATTTCTTTAAGCGTGCCTTCACGGGCGGCTCGCTGCATGGCGTCACTGTTCTTGATCTTCTCCTCAACCTGTTTCGCGATCGCGTCGGCGTCAATATTCTGCTCAAGCTTAACGGTCGCCGTCGGGCCCCACTCGGACTTGTTGCCCTCCCGGTCATAAGAGCGCAGGCACACCTCATAGTCCCTGATCTCCAGGCCCGCTATCGAGGTCCGCTGCATGGGGGCGATCATGTCGGTGACCCGGGAGGCGGGGCGGCCCGGATGCTGGATGGACACCTCCACCCCGGCGAAATCGGCGGGCATGTTCTGGCCGTCCTTGCCAGCGTAGTCCCACCACACCTCCAGGACCCCCAACGACTGGGAGAGGTCTGGCTTCGATGGGACGGGGGGCGACTCCGTGTCGATAGCTGTCGTCAGGACGAGAGGCAGAGACCAAGCCCCCACGCCATCATTGGTCTGGGCTCGCACCCAGAACCGGTACTCCACGCCCGGAGAGAGAGGCCCCACCGTGGCGCGCGTAGTGTCGCCGCCCTTGACGGTGAGGGTCCCGGCGAGACTAGTCCCGAAACGAGTCAGCTGCCACGACACCTCATAGGCGATCACATCAACCTTGCCGCCCAGGGTGTCGGAGTCGACCTTCCCCCACTGAAGATCGACGAGAGCCTGAGCCCAACCCAGGTCGTTGATGACCGCCCGGCTAGAACCAACAAGCCCCTGCGGGGGGAGAGGCCAGTACTTCGAGGTCGGCGGGTTTGGGCGAACCCCACTACCGGACGTGGAAGCCAAGCCCACGATTCCCTTCGTGCGCTTCGTGAGACGCCCCAGGAGGCTATCCAGGACAGTCCCGAAGGTGGTGTGCCCCTGCACCTTGCCGCCCTTCTGGGTGACGCTGATCTGGGCAACTTGGAGGCGCTCCATGCCGCCCTTGCGTTCCACCATGATCCAGTCGCCGAGCCGGTAGTCAACCCAGGGGAGGAGGTGCACGTCGGCGGCGGCCCACTCGCGTTTGATCTCCTCGCTGACGTGAGCCCCTGACTTCAGGGTAGCTTCCGCCACAAGGCGGGCTGTGGCCTCCAGCTCCACGCCACCGGCCTCAACAACCTTCTCGACACGGCGCATGCTCTTAGGGGCAGAGTCATTGTGGATGAGCCAGGTCCTCCCGCCCTCACCCTTCACGAGGACGTCCGTGCACATGTCTGCCCAGGTCGCCACCTCTGGGGCGCCAGTGAGGGGGGCAGCTAGGGGCCACCTCTTCGAGTCCGTCAGGTCCCTGGCCTGCGTCGTGTCCGCGTTGTAGAGGTTCAGGCGGCGGCCCTGCCAGACCGTGTCGATCATGCCCAGGCTGCGCAGAGAGTCAACAATCTGGAGGACGCTGATCGTGGGGTCGAAGTAGAGGGTGACGATCTTCGCCCACTTCTGGTTCGCGGAGTCGTTGACCGTGTCTGCTCCTAGGGTGAGGCCGCGCCCCCAGCCGCGGGCGACAGCCGCCTGCCAGACAGTGCCGATGATCGTGCCCGCATTACGGGACAGGAACTTGTACTTGCCTTCCTTGTCTTTCGCGACCTCGGGGACCTGCCAGACCAGGGCCTCCTTTAGGTAGTCGCTGACGTGGATGGCCTCCACCCTGCGGGGGGCCGTGCCGTCGTTGACGAGGTTGTGCTCGGTCTTCTGAGTGACGAAGCGGGCGTCAGGGAGCTCCTCCCACGAGACCCCGTCGAAGGTGGCCTCCACGGCCACCTCAACCTCACGCTCCAGGACCGTGCCACGGACAGCGTTCGGGCCAGGAGCATAGGACATAGACAGGGTAGGGGTCTTACCCCTTGGGGTGGTGACCGTCATCTCCAGAACGTCAGGGACGACACCGACGCGCTCCCCCTGCACCTCGTAGGCGACGGCACGCAGCTGTAGGCCGGGAAAGAAGTCTCTGCGCATCAGTAGGCCCTCCTAGCGCGAATGACGCCGGTCCCACCCGTGATCTCGACAGCTATGCTGCCTTCACTGTCGGGGGTGAGCTGGAAGCCGTTGGGGGACATGCTCAAGCCCGACGAGGCTCCCTGAGCAGCACTGGCCGCCTCCCACCGGTCGGCATCGATCTTCCAGGCCGCGTAGCGGGCCACATCGACTAGGAGCCGCTGCCCCCCAGCCACACTGCCCCGCCAGGTGAGAGTCGTGCCAGACTCCTTGTCTTTGACGGTCACTAGGTTTGAGGTGGGGTACAGGCGCAGGAGCGCGTCCGTAATGGGGGCTGAGCCGCCTTTGAGGGCGGACAGGTCAGACAGGTTCGCCTCAGCTGGCGCAGTATCCTTCCAGACGCCCTCCACGGCCTCAAAGACGGCCGTAGTGTCGATGACCCACTCACCATACCGCCAGGATGGCTGAGAGAGGCTCACGAGCCTCACAATAGCCTCCTTGGGCGCAGCCCCGGCCGGGCGGTGCTGCAAGGAGGCCAGTCGGTTCGAGGCGCGCAGGCGAGCCACCAGGGCGTACCAGTTACGGTCCAGCTCCCCCCGGTCAGAGCCCTCGACCATGAACGCGACCGTCACCTTGAAGGTCCCGACCTTCTGCCCAGCCCCGTCGATGATGCCGCTACGGGACGGCACATCCGTGGACTCCAAGCGAGGGGAAGGCACCTCAGGGAGAAGCGTCCCATGCATGACCCGCCACTTCCCCGGCTGGTCCAGGTCAATGCCGTTCAGGTAGTACTCGCTGCTCATGGAACCGTCCTAGATGCTGGATGCGAGACGGATACCGTCGGCGACATCGTCCCGCGTCTTCGAGTCGCTCTGTTTCGTCGGGTAGTAGTTCGTGATATTCACCGTGCTCCCGGCGCCTGCCGGACCATTCGGGGCAGCCGAGGAGATCTCATTCAGGGCCTTCTGAGAAGGCTTGCTCTTCTCAAACGAGGCCGACACCGAAGCCGCAATGTCCGGCGACACGTCATTGGCAAGATCGTCGGTGAACCCCTCAAGGGACTTGCGGACGGCCCCGTATTGGGACTCTAGCCCGTTGAGGAAACCCTGCATGACTAGGCGGCCAGCGTCCTTCAGGATAACTTTATCAACCGGGGCGGGCCCCTTCCACGAGGGGAGCATGTTCGTCAGGGAGGACAGCTTGTTCTTCACCGAAGAGAACATCGAGCTAATTCCGTCGAGGAGCCCCTTGATGATGCTCTT